CAGGGGGGTCTGCACTGCCAATGACTGCCTTTCGGCTGTTATTGGAAACAACCCCCGTGGGCGATAAGCCCCGCCCAGCCTATGAGGCTGGGAGCCAACGGCGTTTTAATGCAACTGCGCCGTGCAGTGCAGAATGCTCTAAGTGTAGAGTATCCCTAGAGACAGGACGGCCAGATTTAAGGTCGTCCAGCCTTAGAAGACACTTACTTAGTGCACCGTATCCCTCCAGTTTATCAGTGCGATAAACTGGGCTTGGAACCAACGCTTTTACTTGAAGCTGTTGGAATTCAACGTTCCACCTTTCGGCGGAGCGATAACCCAAGTAAGAGATACGGCCAAGACCGGAGGACATGTCCTCGAGGTTACTTTCGTAATCCTCGAGACCATCTGTGTATCGTGACGCAAGATAGGGAATTCTCCCTACAATGCTTTCCACGATGTTCCACAGATGGGTGGCGGTTCGCCAATAACCCTTTTTGTAAAAGAGGTTAGCGGTAGCACACCACGATATGAGCCTATCGGCTTGTCGCCGGTTCTCAGGACGCAATTTCCTAATATACGTAGGTGTTACCTCGTATCCGGAAAAAGCATCGACGCCACATGACTCTCGGAAGCTTCCGCTCACGAAAGTCTTATTGACGTTTACCTTACAGTTGTACTTTTGTAGGTATTCGAGAACCGTCATCGCATTCGTCGTGGGAACGATAATATCGTCCCCATAGACGTAAACGTCACGAGAAACCTTAAAACAGTTTCTCTGCGTTACAGGGAGTCCGTTTTCCTGGAGCAAAGCCACTATACATATCGTATAGAAGTACATGGCTTCCACGGGAAAACAGAGAGCACTACCCATAGATGCAAACTTTCTTAAGGTGGGAATAATCTCACCATTGGGAAGTTTAGCACTAGTCGTTCTACAAGATTCAACGGCGTCCCGAAAATCGGGATTACCGTCGAACATCTCCATAGCAAGATCATGGGGAACCCGGTCACTTGCATCTGAAAGATCAATCGTTGCTAATTGACCAGTAGACGACGCTGAAATCGCGAGCCTTTGGTTCACAGACTGGTCACGAAAGTTCACGTGGCCAGCTGTAAGCCAATACGTCTCCATTTTGTCATATAAGACATCACGGAGACCTTGCTGGGTATATTGTACGCAGCATGGCTCTATTGCGATTACGCGGGGACTTTTGAGAGTTTTCGGAACAAAGACTACCCGAACGGGCAGTTCTTCGCTCCTTGGAACAATCGTTAGTTTTTCGAGCTCCCGTGATTCGAGAGGCGTACCCAAAGGGTAAGCATTCTCTAACACAGGAAAGTAAGGCTCGAGACGTTCGTTCCAATACTGCCAAGAGTATTTCTGGTTACCAGATATACCTTCAGCAGTTGCGCCAGGACCATGTCGAGGGACACATCTGGATGGATCAATGTCCACCAGCATATTGTCCCAGAGACAACGAGATACAGCCAAAAATTGACTGTGGCTCGTCTCTGGCAATGAAAACAACTCAAATGATCGCTCCGTTTCTTTGAAAGAAGAGAGCGCGTTTGCAAGCCTTTCGGGCGTGCATTCGAGCTCAACTTTCTTGAAGAGTAGGCAGATCTGCCTAACAGCTTCAACGATCGTTGAAAAATCCTTCTGTTCATTGAACATCCTCCCTGTCTCACGGTCAAAGATTTGACTGATCATACCTTGCAAAAACGCAGGGATTGATCGATTCTTTCGAAAACCTTGAAAGAATTTTGAGTCAATAATCCCGAGGCTAAGGCTTCTTTCGAAGTCTTGGCAAAATCGGGGAAGAGTTATCGTCAGAAACGAAAACCCTTCTTCTTTGACCCGCGTCCTTATAACTTCAAGGTCGCGAAAATCAGAGACATCAGCGATGCATTTGATGGTAGCGTCTGTATAGACGACTTCCATCAGCTTCAGATAGTCACTTACGTTGCTTTTCAAGCTGCCTCCAAATCTGGGGGTCGGCTTCAAGCCACTAGGTGTAATCCTAACGCCGATGCCACAAAGGCAACGGCTAAACCG